TCCTCGGAGTAGATCCCATCCATCAGGGCCTGTGCACCGTCGGGCATGGTCATCGTCCTTCCTGTTTCCTGCGCCCACCTGCGGGCCTGAATGGAAGCGAACAGGGCCGCCTCCGGTGAAACCTGACCGCCACGGCGAACAGGAAACTCTGTGATAGATCCGAGCCGACCGCCACGATTCCGCTTGTCGCCGGTCCAAAACCCGTTGTTCCTCTTGTGAAGATTCTGGCAGTAGCCCCTCGCCCGGGTGCCCATGTACTTCTGCAGGTACTTGTAGCACCGCACCCAGTCGTGGTGGGTGCCCCACCGGATCTTCGCCGCACCACGCCCGGTGGACCAGTACCTGCGGAGACGCTCAGCGTGCCGGTTCGGGGACACCGTCAACGGTGCGTCGGCGACGATCGCTTCCAACCCGGCGGCCGTGATGGGGTCGACCCGCACCACATTCGTCGGATCAGGTGACCCGTCGGGGGTGGAATGCTCCGCGTCGTCCAGGCCCTTCGGGAGGTGCTCACCGCACGTCGGGATGTACGCCATGCCCTCGGCGTGCAGGATCGACTTCGTCGCCGGGTTCTTGCAGTAGTGACACTTCTGCGGTTTCGTGGCGTTCCCCGCCGCGACCATCGCCTGGTCCATCGCCGCCTGCAAGCCGGTGACCTGCTCATCATCGAGCTCGATCAACGGCAGGTCCCGGCCCTTGGCCAGGTCCGGGTCCGGCACCCACTCACCCTGGAACCACCGCTCCAGGTCAAGGTCCCTCACCCGCACCAGGTTCAGCACCGCGCCCTGGTCAACCTCATCAACGACGGCGTAACTCACCCAATCGGGTTGTGGGGTAGAAGCGGTAACAGCACTTACAAGCTCACCGAGTAGAACCGACTGCATCGCATCAGCCGGGGGCAGGAACATGATCGGCATGCACGGGCGGCGCAGCAACCCGCACGCCCCGGCGGTGATGGCCTGCGCGAGGTCACCGGCGAGCTCAGCACCCAGGATCTCGTACGGCCCCGCACCCTGCGTGTACCCGGCCCAGGACCCGTCGGCGGCCAGCATTTCGAGGGTGTCATCCGCGTTCCGGCGGATCAGGTTGGTCAGCAGGTCCGCATCGGTGGCATCAACCAGACCGTAGAACCCGACGTCCACACAGTCAGCGCAGTCCAGTAGGTCCCGTCCGCTGGCTTCGATCGATGACACCAGGGCGTCCAGGGAGGTGCGGGCCCATTCCCCGGCGGCCGGGTCGTGCTCCAACGCGAACAGGTCCCACGCCGTCAGCGCGGTCCCCAGTTGCCCCCGCAGGCTGCGGGGCGGGGTGAAGGTCCGGTCATACCCGGACATGATCAGCGGCAGGCTCATGTGCGCCACGCAAAGTCCTGGCCCAGGACAGCGCACCGCTTCTGCACATACCAGCGGGCCGCCGGGTGGGTGTTGGCGTAGGCCACCGCCATCGGGACGTCGGCGACGGTGCGGATCTCCGGGATCATCCCGGAACTCAGGATCGCCCAGTCATCGTCGTCCAACCCATCCATAGGGTCGGTATCAGATCCCAGCGGGTACCGGGTGTGCTGACCGGCGACCCACAGGCCGAGCCCGTCCACCCGGAAAGACTCCGGGACAGCGTCCTGGTCCGGCAGGGTGCCCGCGTACCCGAGGGTCAGGTGCGGCACCCACCAGGGGAACTGCCGTTCCGCGAGGGACACAGCGGTCGCGACGGAGATGTCACCGGCCAGCTCGTTGCGGATCATCACCAGCTCAGGGGATTCCACCAGCAGCACCGATGCCCGGTCCGGGCCGAGCATGCCGAGCCCGGCGACCTTGACGTCGAACGGGCCGACGTCTGACACCAGTAGGTCCAGGGCCAACCGGATGTCGTCGAGCAGGTCAACCGGCAGCCCGTCGGCCTCACCGAACCACAGCAACGTCACATGCGCCTGACCAGCGGCACCGTCAACCATGCCCTGGACCGGATCATCCAGGGCAGGAACAGCAACGATCAGGGCACCTGTCGGTGCAGCGTCAGACATCAGTTCCCCACCTGTTTCACTGCGGTGCGCTGCGGATCCGCAGCTGGTTGCGCCGGACCGTTCCCCGTCGGGAAATGCACCACGTTCTCCCCGTCCGGTGCGGGCTGCGCCGCCGGTGGGGTCGCTTCCACGTCCTGCATGATCTTCGGGAGCGCCTTCTTCAGGATCGCCAACGCCGCCGACTCGGGCAGCACCGTCAGCTTCTGCAGCAGCACCTGCGCCACGTCATCCTCATTCGGTGCGTCGGTCTCCGCGTACCCATGCTCACGACGCCACGCCGTCGGCGACAACACCAGGCGGTCCAGACCCTGGGTGGCTTCATCAGAGGAGTTCGGCCGGGTCACGATCTCGGACGGGTCGTACCAGATCGCGACCTGCGCGACCTCTTCAGCGGAATACCCCAGGGCCTGCAGCAGCGGCCGCAGGTAAACGTCGGACAGGCCATCGGAGAACGTCAGAGCCAACGGTTCCAGGTTCGCCTTGTACATGCCCTCGTCGATGACCACCGCGTTGGAGTACTTCACCTGCTGCATCCCGGTGACCACCTCCTTCGGGAGGTCAAGGCCCTGCAGAATCCGGTCCAGCACCCGCTCGATCCGCTCGACCAGCCACCCATCACTGGACCGCTCGAACGTGATGTGCTGAATCTGCTGGCCAGCCTCACCCGGCCCCATGACCAGCATCGGAACCACCGACGAAGCTGCACCCTCATCACCGATGGGAGTCGTCATGGACTCCATCAGGTCGTTCAGGAAAGCACCGGACGGGTCCTCCGTCGCAGCGGCCTGCAGTGCGCTGATCGGGTCGACCGGTTCACCGATCGGCACCTCCGCCGTCTTCGGGCCCTTCGCCGACACGATGCCGTCAGGAACGAACAGCATGCCCGCGTTCAGCCGGGACCGGGTCGCGGACCGCACCAGGCGCTGCAGCATCAGCAGCTCTTCGACGGCGTCCGCGACACCGACCATGCTGGAGTCCGGTTCCTTCGAGTACGCCGGGTGGGGGCGCCACATCCGCGCCAGGTAGGTGTTCGGTGCCAGGGTGATCCGCTGCGTGGTGGCCTCCCGCGTCGGGACCAGTTGCACCGAACCGGCGCCGCGCTGCACCTCCCGCGTTGACCGGATCGAGTACTGCAACCCGCCACGGAACGGCAACGCCACCAGGTAGCACTCACCGGCGATCGACATGTTCAGCGAATAGGCGCGGACCACGTTCGCGAAGTTGTAGGCCTGCAGCTCCGCGACCAGTCTGCGGGCGTCCTCGATGAGCTTCGGGTTCGTGACCCGCTTGGCGGCGGTAGGGAGCGCAAGGTCGACGGGCACCTCGTTCGCTTCACCGATCGCGGCACCGAAGAACCGGATCCGGGACAGCAGGTTCGCCAGGAGGTTGAACCCGAAATGAACCTCACCGACCCGCTCGTAACCCGTCCACGCTTCCACCTGCCACGTCGAGAACGGTCGGGTCTCGGTGGCCAGTGTGGTCACGGTCAGACGTTCAGCACTGGCAGTGATGGCCCGCTGAGCCCCGTATGACGCAGCTTGTGCCCGGTTACTTCGCGGTGCGGGGGTCACAGCGGCGGTCACAGCAGCAGGCGTGTCGCGCCGGAATACACCCATGGGAGTGGAGCGTAGCCGTAATCACGGCGAGTGAGCAGGGTGAGGCGTTAGGTGCGGCTGTACCGCACCGGTCCCCTGTTCGGGATCAAACCGTATGTTGAATCCCGCCGGGATTCAACCCGGGCCTTATCCACGCGCGCATCCTGCACGATCGGACTAGCCGGGAAGATCTGCGAGGAGTCCCACGAAGACAGCATCCGGGCCTTGCAACGACACACCCCATTCGCCGTCACCTCGTACGGGCCGACCTGCCCACCCCGGTACGTGGCGTTCGCGGTCTCCTCCTCGGTCAACGGGATGTCAACCTTGTGGACCTCACCGCCGAACTGGTAACCCACCACCAGCCCACGCTCGGTGATCAGCACCCGGAACACCAGGGCAGACGAGTTCGCGGGCAGAAAATCATCGGGATACGGGGTGATCGTCGCCGGGAAGATGTCGGCGATCAGCACCACCGTCTCACCAGGCTCATACAGCGTCATGCCATCACCAGCACGTTCAGGAACCGCATGTCCGCTGGGGACACCTGGGCCTCCTCATGGATCTCCAACTGATCGAACCTGCGACCCCGGACCCGGGACACCCACTCGGGGGTCACCCACCAAACTTCCAGGCCCTCGGTGGTGGCCCTCGCCTGCGCCGGGAACGTCTTCCCCAACGGGTGATCCGCGAGGAACATGTCCATCTCCCACGCCATCAGGTGCCGGTTGGGGACCACTCGAAGTCGCCGCATCTCACCGCTCCATTCGTTCACGCACTGCGCCCACCATAAGCGCCGCACCTGAACCGGCGAGGATCCGAACCAGAACCCGCCCGAACCTGGACCGGTTCGCGATCAGAATCCCGGCCGCCGCCCACACCGAAATGCACGCCGAGCACTGCACCAACGTCGCGACCCGGTCCCGGAAACTGAACTCCGGATGACCGGCCGCCCAGTCGTTCACCGCGATCCGCAACGGGTGCGTCAACTCGTCATCGGTGATCAGCTGCGTCAACCGCTGCACCGCCACCACACTCACCAGAGGATTCACAGGGCCGCCGCCGTCCGCAGCAACGAATCAACACGCCGCAGGATGTCCGTCCGAGCCGGGTGAGCAGTCGCCACCACGGTGTTCCCGCCCCGAAGGTCCCGGCACTGAGCACCCGGCCGGGCCGCGCACGTCGGGCACCCGAACATCAGCACCTCCCGGCTGATGGCGTCGACCTTCCCGCAGTGACTGCAGGTGTGGCTGAAGCTGATCAAGACCTGTCCTTCCCAAGCAACGCCAACGCCACGGCAGCCCCGACAAGCACGAGGCACGACGTCCAGTGGTCCGGCGAGATGATCACCCACAGTATCGCGGCCGTGGACAACAAGGCCACGACCACCGACAACCAGTACACCCCCCGGGTGAACTCAGCTAGACGGTTCAGCATCACGGGCCTGGCGGATCCATCGACGGAGTGAGACGGCATAGACCAGACCGTAAGCGATCGCGGAAACATAGAACCCCGGCTGCCCCGACACGTAGGCGTACGCCACCCACAGCACCTGCGCCAGAATCCCGACAATCCACCCCAACACGAGCTTCCGGCCGATCAGGTACAGCCCGAACACCCCCACCCCGGTCAGCAACCAGGACCACCCGACCCAGATCACCGCCGCGACACCGAAACCCGGCAACGACACCCGGCCGTCAACGACACCGGCGCCGTCGGGTCCCCCGGGAAACGCAGCTTCGACCCATCCGGTGCGGTAAACGCCTCCGCCATCGGCCGCTGCTGCCCCTCCATCTCCCGGTGGGCGTGCCGCACCCGCGAATCCCGCATCGTCCGCCACGTCTTCGATTCCCACCCGGCCACAGCGGCCGTCGCGACCACTGCCGCGTTCACCACTGCCGTGACGACAATCCCAGCCAACGTCGCGGGCGGATCGGACATGGTTGGCACATCGCCCCCGGCGTCCCGAGACACCGGCCCCTCGCTGGCACGGTCGTGCCACAACAACGCCTCCGCGACAGCACGCACCCCCGCCTGCACGCCTGCCCTGATCCCAGCATCGGACGTCATCCAAAGCTCTGCACCGGCGTTCCCTGCCTGCTCGGCCGCCTGAGCCACAGCACGCTGAGCGATCGCCGCGAACTGCCTCCCAGCGGTGTCCTGGATGTTCAACTTCTCCGCGACCTGCCGCCACCCGATCCCGATCCGGTCATGCCCACCGCGTAGCAGCAAATACAGGGCGTAGATCGTGAGAAGGACTGGCACCACAGCGCTCTCGTCCTCATCATGCGCGTCACCCAGCGGGTCAACCGGGGGAACCACCACCTGCTGATCCTGCGGAACTTCCTCTTCCGGGACCTCCGGTGAGGTCACCCGTGCCACCCCCGGCGGGCCA